TCATCTAACACCAACATATCGGCATCTAAATAAATAGCAAAGCCTTTATGCCCAGCTAATTCAGGTACGGCATAACGAAACATTGTAAAAGGTGTAGCCCAATAACCTCTCCCTGCAGCTGGTGTTTTAGGTTGGCCTTTCCACCCTACAAAAGGTTCTTCGCCTGCACGCATCCAATGTAAATTAATCGAATGTGTTGTATGTTTGTGTATAGAATACTCAAGCACACGTTCCGCCTTTTTCATGGCGGGATCTGTCCCTATGTAAATTTCAATTTGCATATCGGTAATGCCACATATCAGGCTTGATAGTTTTATCAGCTATCGCTGAATCGAACGGTACTCTGCAATACTCGAAAGCTTTTTTTAGTGTTTCATAATCACCAGCCAATATCTGATCCATATCGATCATGGCTCCACCATGTTCAACATAGGCTTCATCCATCAAAGCAAAACTATTAGCTATGCGTTCTTTAAATTCCTCATAAGTAAATCGGCCGTTTTTATTTAAGACAGACTGTGTTGCTGATTCTAAATTGCGTTTAACAAATACGTCATAGCTATCGGGAAAAACCATCTTAACTTCTAAATATCTTTCAATAGCTATTTTTACAACCCATCGTGTTTTAACCGGCACGATATCTTCACAAAGTTTTTTAAATAGTTTTGGATCATGTAAAGTAGATTTAGTTAAATACTTATCTCTAAGATAATCGTACTCACCCCAACGAGTGTAACCATAAGTATTTTGTGGCTGCACTTTTGCTGTCCATAATCCATGTTCCATAAACAACAAACAGGCTAAAGAAGATCCAGTTCTAGACCTAGCCCAAACTATAATTGGTGGTTCTAATGCCATTTAAAATCTACCTGCCGTACAAAAATATCTCTGGTACTTTTGGCCACCCAACGCCAACCCGTTATATACGGCCCTGCAATCTGTACACCGTATAAACCAATGTCTTCAAATCTATGAAATGTATACGGTCCTGTTATATTTTTTGATCTGCAAATATGCCATACATAATCAGATGCTTTAATTCTGTTAAACCTATTCCACGATGAAAACGCGAGATACCAATAAGGTTCAACATAAGTTACGTAAGGCATTTCTATTTCATCATATAAAGCTAATGTATCTTCAGCCAATACAGGTCCAAGTTCTTGCCATGTATCGTCTAATGCCTCAGCTCTGGCCACATATATTTGCGGATTTTTAAACCATCTATGTCCGCCCGTAACCATGAACATATAAAACCCGTCATATTTTACTATGAACGGATCACGCCATGCGTATTTACCTTTATGATTATATTTTTTTGGCGCTTGCCATTTAGATCTGTAATTCCAGTCCCACTCAATTCCATCATCTGAAATAGCATAATGCGATGTTTGGTGTGGCGCGAGACCTTCTTCTTTTAATGCTTTAGCTCGATTCGTAAAAGCATTAGCCCCATAATAAAAATAGTATTTGTCATCTTTAAAATAACACCCTGCATTATGGTTTCCGGTTCCTACTATGCCGTAATATTTGATTAGTTCTCCTTCTTCATACAAAGCATATTTATTGTGTGCTGCCCACCATATTTGATCTTTTGTTTCTTTAGCAGGATTAGTAGTCAAACAAATGTAACGAAGCTTACCGTTATCGTATAACGGTGCTGCATCCCATCTGTAACCTTCACCCATTTTATGCCTCAATCACAAACGCAGCACGTTGATCCCTTGAACGACTATAGATAAAAAATTTTCTTTTATACTCTATGACCCATTGCACAAAAGCACGCCATTCATGTAAATGAAATAAATGCCCTTTAGACGTCCAATCATAAAGTTCATCAAAAAGTATTAACGTTCTTTTCACTATTAACTTATTTAGTAACGTTAATGCTGTATAAGTTGAAGAGTACAAATCACAATCCACATGTAAAAACGATATCGGCTTTTTATTTTTCCATTGAGGTATTGAATCTTTAAATAAACCTTTAATTAAAGTTATGTTCTCTCTAACTTCTGGTAATTTATTAACAGCCCATCTACCTTTTTCTTTAAACATATTATTTTTATGCTGCCATTTTTCGGGCAATCCTTTAAAAGAATCGAAACCATAAATCTTATTACGTTGCTGTCTTCCTGCAATAAAATTCAAAGTCTCACCTTTAAATACTCCTAACTCAACAAATACACCGGGTATGAAATTATAAGTTTCTAAACAGTATTCCAAATGACAAAAGCGCCGCATAGATGAACGCATAAACTGTAAAGCAGTTAATGCTTCATCTATTGTTCGCCCATCATAAATCACAGGCACTTGTTGAGCGGTTTCATTGGCCATATATCTAAAGCACTATTCGGTGTGCAATTTATAATTTCTATATCTACTTCAATCTTTTTGTATAAATCAATCAACCCAATTAATTTCTTGTTCTCATCCATACCTGAAGAAGGAAAGTGCTGAAGTTCCTTTGGGTATTCCCCAAAATAATGTCGTTGTGTTCCTGCTTGTCTAGCTCTACCGTCATAATCCTTTGGATACTGCATGTCATAACCTAGAAGTAATAATCTTGAACATCCATACCAATAGGCTATGTTCAAAATCTGAAATCCACTCGAATGTCCTTTGTTTATGTAATTCGGTGTTTTACTAAATCCTTCATGATCTCTAAGCTGTATGCAGAACGCACCATATTTATTTGCTATCTCTGTATGAACTGTCCATCTATGCGCATTAATCTTTTGTATTTGCTCTCCATAGTAGTTCCAAAATTCTATGTTATACGCATGAAATACATCTAAACATGGAACATCTATAAAAGTTCTATTGATTCCAAATACTCTACATAAACCTTGATGATGTGCTTTACATACATAATCAATCTGCGTTTTTGTTAAACTCGGTCCTGTTGCAATTACAACTCCTGTTTCACCTGTAAATAATGGCGGTATCACCAATAGTGTCTCACTAAAGGATCATTCGGTATATCATGTGGTTTAGGCTCACCATGAAACACTAATACTTTAGTATTATTTTCAACTCGCCCATGTTTGCGATAACTTAAACACCAAGATTCGGGCCATGAATATTTATGTAATTCTCCATTCGGATATACTGCATCAGTAATCCATTCCTGATCTCCTGCATAACGTTTATTGTCTTCCCAATACACCACTTTTTCATGCGCATTCAAATAATGATCAAATTCTTTTTTCTTTACCAATCTTCCTTCTTCTACGTCACGTAAAAATCTGGTTACGACATAAGTATAAGGAAAAGAAGCATTGAATCTAAATACAGAACTATTAAATGTGTAATCACGTAACCAATCATGAATACCTACAAAATTAAATTCAGGTTTATACTTAACCAAACCATCTAAATTACCAGTTATCAAAACATCTAAATCAAAATAAAGAACAGTACCTTTAAGCGTAAAATCAAAAACATTTAGCTTATTCCAACAATACTCTAATTCATGTTTAAACAAATACGGTGCAATACCCGCATCAAGCCATGAAGGATCATCAGTTAAACATACAAAGCGGTGTGGTAAAGTTAAGTTCTTTTCTACGGCACGATAAAGTTTATTGACATAACTCACATCAAATTTATCACCCCATTTGACACAAGCTACTGTCAATTCCATATCACTAATCCATCTTCAATAAGTTGATTAACATAGTCCCTATCTTTATCAACTGAATGACATGGTGTAGCTGTAGTTCCAGTAAAAGCGTTTTCAGTCTGAAAAAAGTTAAACCCAGTAATCGTAACCAAATCCGGTTTGGTGTATCTCAAAAACCAATATATAGCTATGGTTCCTGTTAAAGGTCTTTTAAAACCTATTTCTCGAATCATTTGTTTATATTCAAATGCATTCCAGAAATAAGTCTTATGGTGTAATTCTTCTGGATAGTTATAGTTCAATCTATAGCCATCTCGTTCTGCATTAAGTCTTAACACACATTTACTTTTGATACGCGCTAATTGCCGTTGTATTTCAAAAGACTGTGCAATGTTATTTACCCATATGTCCGCATCACCGCCTAAAACTCCATAATTCATTCTTACGCATATATCATGAGTTATGTTCTCTTTTCGTTCACGTGCATTGCCTATAAGCAATATATGCTTGTCCCAACAAAGCTCTTGCACGTTATCTAAAGACAAAGAGTTTATCGAGTTCATTGTCTCTAGTTATATGAATTCGTTCTGCGCCTAATGAATTCAATAATTCTGTTACAGATCCAGCAGAATGTTTATCTTCAACTAAAATAACTGGTTTAATTTTTTGCAAATCTTCTGCAACAGAAACTAATACATCATATTCCAAACCTTCCAAATCAAGTTTTATAAAACCTACATCGGTTAAATCCATCTGTATCATCGGTATAACACCAGCACCATTTACATAACCACATCCACTATTATCAAGATTCTTTGTACAAATATTCACATAGGTATATTTAGGCCCTAATGCCATATTAAATAAATTTACGTTGTTAACTACATTGTATTTAGCACACTCAAAAATATCCGTTCTAGCCTCAAATGCCACTACTTCATCAAAAAACTGCGCCATGTAGTTAGCATAATGGCCATAATGCGCACCACCATCTATTGCACGTTTCCAATTCGTTACATATTCAAAACTTGTTCCTAATACCTGTCGCATATGCGGAAGAAATGTCCGCTCTGGATATATAAAAGATACATGATCTTCAGTATCCAACATCTTCATTACTGCAAAACTATTCCTTCATTCCCTGGCCAAATAAAAGAAGTTTCTTTTTCTTTTTTAAACCGCGCACAAATACAAATTCTATTAGGTTTTGTTCCCCACCAATCTTTTAAATCTAATACTTCTATTACATACTGATTAACTTGCGCCAAAGTTCTTAAAAACTCCATTTCATACTTATATAATCCATGACCTTTCCATGTATTCACTAAAGGTAAAATATGAACCATATACCCGTGCGAAAAATTATGAACATTACGCCAAACAGGTTCTTGCTGTTCTACGTGTTCAATACAACCTATATCTGTAACTACATCAAAAGTTCTATCTAAAGGTAATGGTTGCTGAAGATCATAAGGTAAAGCTCCATCTTGTCCATTCCAATCTATACTTACATGTTCAATACCAATAGATTCAAAATAATGTTTATACACACCTCTAGGATTTTTCTTATTGCCCAATTCCATAATAGAAGTTATTTGTGTGGCCATCTTATCTCCACCAAAAACATCCCACACAACTTCAGGAATAGGATTCATCATCTTCAGTCAAATCCTTCACTTCAATCCAACAATCTGCTACCGCACAAGTTGGAGTTAAAGCAATACCGCCATCTAAAATAATCAAACGTACATACCCATCTTCAGTATGCACATCCATAATACGTTTCCCTACGATCAAATCAGCAGCAGTCATTTAAGCGTTTCTGATCAAAACATTTCAAAGCCGTTCTATGTGAACAGTTAATTACTTTTATTCCTAATGCATCTAACTCTTTTCGAGTATTGCAAAAATTAATTACCCATGGCTCGTAAGTAGATTGTATTTTATCTGGATGATCTCCAAACCAATGCCGTTTTCCATCTTGCCCTAATTGCATATCATAACCAACAAGTACAATCTTTTTAACTCCTAAATGTACAGCAAGATTGATAGCTTGAAACCCACTGTTACTACCGGTATTCAAAGTATCAGGTTCTTTAGCTAAGCCCTGTATGTTCCCGGTTTTAAGTTGCAGTAGTCCATATTTAGGTGCAGCCTGTGCATCAATAGTAACTTTCATCCCTTTAAATTTTGCTGCTTCTGGATTCCAATTCCACCACTTTAAATCGCAGGCATACAGTACATCGGCCCAAGGAAAAAGTTTATAATTATCGTTTATTACAATTAACTTCCACTGTCGGTTAAACCGACGACTTTCTAAATATTTAACCTGTTCATAATCGTTAAAAGAAAGGGAAGGGCCACTGGCGACGATAATCGCCGTGGCACCTTCCCAGCACCTAGGAACGCACCAAATTCCGTCAGAGGTCGAGTTTTTTTTGACCGCTTTCTGCATCTTCAACCACCGTAGCTACAGGTTTAGGCGGCCGTCCGGGTCCACGTTTAGGAGTAGGCGGTGGTTCCGTATATTCCACCGCAGCTCCACGCTTAATGAAATGATTAGCAGAAGGCCCGGATAAGTTTACAACTTGACCTTTAGTATAGGTTGTTCCTGTCTCATCCTTGACAGTGTAATCACGAGTGAATTTTACTTTCATTAGCTAATAATCTCCGCTACCGATGCTAAGTCATTATCAGAAGCCGGACCTTGACGTGGATTAAAACCGAATACCACGACGCCAGCATCGATACTTGCCAATGGCGATACAGAAGCCACCGTCATTACTACTTTGACATAACGATATTCAGCCTCTGGTGAAGTCGTGGACCACAACTCCTCAGCACGGAGATTGATAACAGCTTGAACATCACTCGTAAGTGGACTCGTAGCTTGTGAAATCTGAGTAATCGCTTTACCCGTCACATCCACAAAAGATCCACCCGATGTAGTAGCTGCTTGAAGCTTACAATCTAGTAAGCCTCCAGCGCCCATCGTACCTACCGTCACTACGGCCATGATCGATTCAAACTTACTCATATCGATCTCATCGCTAGATTGAGCCCCGGCCGCATAAGCGTCGGGGTCAACCGTAGCAACAACTGCCGCAGCTTCAGAAGGAATCGCATTTCCGATATTAGGCATAGCCTAAACCTCCTTACGCTACGATCTCGGCAACAGAAGCCAAATCGTTATCTGAAGCCGGACCTTGACGCGGATTAAAACCAAGAATCACAAGACCCGCATCAGAAGCTGCAGCTGCAACGGTCATTACGGCTTTAACGTAACGGTATTCAGCCTCCGGCGAAGTGGAAGACCACAACTCTTCGGTTCGCAGATTGATAACGGCTTGAACATCACTCGTAAGCGGACTCGTGGCCTGGGTAATAGTCGAAATAGCCTTACCCGTAATATCTACGAATGTTCCACCTGAAGTAGTCGAAGCTTGAAGTTTACACGCCACAGTACTAGTAGAGGCCATTTCACCCACCGTCACAACACACATGATGGACTCGAACTTCGACATATCCACTTCATCACTTGAATATGCCGCCGCCGTATAAGCATCAGGATCGACAGTTGCTACAACTGCTGCCGCTTCAGAAGGAATCGCATTTCCGATATTAGGCATGATTCATTCCTCCTTATTAAGCGCGTTCGGCCAGAGTGACAAAGCAACTCAGCGTATTCGAACCATCGCGCGGATCGATTGCGGCCGACCACCAAGGATGCCCGCCGACTCTGAAAATGAACCGGTAACTGAGCATATCGTAGTCGAACCAGAGGTGCATACTCACGTCAGTGCGCAATCCGCCTGTCTTCAGCACAGTCGTATATTGCGTCAAGTCGGCCAGCAACACATCACCCAAGTCACCTACAGTTTCCATCGTCTGACTGAAAATAACGGGACGACCAAGTAGACGACCGTAAGGTGAATCATTCACGCCACCAGGCGGTAGATACACAGGAACAGGATTCGTAATCTTATTGTTCCTGAATGCCATAGTATGCAGTTGTGGTTCCACATCCTGATGCATGATCCATACGGCCCGCGCACGAGAAGGCGCATACATCCGCGTCCACATATCAACCACATTCTGATGCAGAAAAGTATCTGCTGCCTGAATCGGCGAAGTGGAAGTATCCTTTGCCACTGTCACCAAACAATCGGAATTCATAATGCCCAACGGCTGACCAGAACCTGTACCGCGAATAATAGCCAGAGAAATCTTATGATTAAAAACCTCTGGCACTTTACGGTTCAGATAAGCATCCATGGCCGGTGCATCCTCAAGCAGTTCTTCCGTAACTGGCACCAAGGCTGCAAGCTTGTTCAAACGAATGGTCGTGTCTTTCAACGCAGGCTTGCTCTGGCGTAACTGGTCGCCTTCACCTTCCCAATACGCTTGTAGACCAGAGCTGCCCCAAGGCGTGGTTTCATCCTTCGGAAATGTCAGCACATTAGAAGCCGATACCATCTGATCGGTGCGCCCCAACAGGCTCTCCTCGCCCGTTACCTTCTGCATGATATTGCCACGAATATCTGGTGGCACGGCAAAACCGCCATCCGCACCTACAGCTTCCTGACCATAAGTCGTCGGCGCATTAGCAATCAAACGCGGATCGACGATACCACCCTGAGCACAAGCGCGACGTACCGAGACCGCGAACTCACCAAAATTGTTCCAACCCCACATACCAGGCGGAGTACGCATAGCTTCGATACGCGCCGTAGTAACAGATCGGGACTGACGAGTTGCGACTTGATTACGAACTGGAGGAATTTCCTCTACCTCTGCTTCGGGTTCCTCTTTATCAATCGGCATTCCCTGAGAAACCCGAAGCTTATCGCCTTGATTACGAACTCGTTGACGAGTCGCGATTTCCGATTCCGTCTTATCGAAAGCATCATTCAACTCGGCAATTTCCTTGAGTTCATCTTCAGTCAAATCGCGGCTTTCCGAATCAGCCAATGCCTGAATCGCTTCTGACTGCGAATTAAACTGCTCCAACTTCTCGCGAAGTTCTTGCATTACATCGTTATAACTTTTGGCAATGTTGCCCATTGTTAAGTCCTCTTAATTACCCAACAAGTTAAGTCGGCTCTCTCGCAAGGATCACCCAGATCGAGACAACCTGTTGAGCAGTTACACGTAACTAACTCACATTCTGTTGATAGCGCTGGAGTCGGTTTCTCATTCGCATTTGATACTCTCGCGCTTTTGCCAAATTCGGTCGTGGTTGTTCACTAACCAAATCTTCGGCATCTTGAACCAACATCCGATCCATCACCATGTGTGGCGGATGTTTGAATTTAGTAATATCGCCGCGTGCCGCGATACGAAGTGATTCGGTTACTTCATCAACAAATCCATAAGCCTGTGCATCATCGGCAGACAGCCAAGTTTCTTCTTGCATGAGTCGATTTACTTCGGCAAAACTAAGATTGGACTTTTTCATATAAGTTTTTATCAAGGTGTTCTTTTTAACTTGTTCTAAAAGTCCTGCCTGTTTACGTAACTCATCCGCATCACCCAATACCATGGTCCATGGATTGTGCATCATGAAGATGGCGTTATCCGCCATACGCACATTGTCTCCTGCCATGGCAACAATGCTGGCGATAGACAATGCCCAACCATCAATGTTAACGGTAACTTGGGCGGGATGTTGTGCGAGATAGTTGTAGATTGCCACGCCCTCGTAAACGTCACCACCAGCGCTATTGAGGCGAAGATTAATATGATTGAGGTTGCCCATCGGTTTGATCTGGTCGATGACATCCTTTGCTTGTACTCCATCCCAGTGCCCACCGATATCACCATAAAGAATGAATTCGGCCTCAGAATCGTTAATGCGATTTACAGTGCTCACAGCTTCATCCTTCTTTTTTGATCGGCGATAAACGTCATAACAAACAGCAGCCCGTTGTTCTTGTTCTGGATATTCCTCGTTCATGGTGTCATTACCCATACAACGAGAAACAAAATCTTGCTCTTTCTCATTCGGATTGGGTTTCGGAATGGGCACTGGTCTCTACCTCTTTAATCGTACTGAGCAAACCGACATCAACGGCTCGCTTCATAACATGATCAGCAATGTTTGTAGCACGGTCTGATTCAACCCAAAAAGATTGACTAAAAGCATTACCTTGTGCGTCAAGCAATAACCTTTTGGATTCGTCTATGTGATGCTCAACGTAATAATCCAATACCGCATCAACGGTATTACCTAATGAACCATTAAGGCGTTTGTTTGATAAACGGACCAAGGCACGCACGGGTTCTTTAAAAGTATCGTAAATATATGATTTGTGCGTGTCATAAAATTTTTCGAGATATAATTCAAAACTTTCACGCATATTAGGCTTGGCATAATCTTCTACAATTTTGCCAATTATATTTGCTTCCCGACGCAACGATCTAATAGCCGCATCTTCAAACAATGATCTATGTGCTTCTATTAATCTGGCTTCTGGTACTTGTTGTTCTTCTGCGATCTCTTCGGGTTTAGCACCAAATGGTTCTGCGACTGGCTCATCACTAACCAATTTCTTAAGCGTCGTCTGGTTAAGCTGTAGAATCTGTTCATCACCTTCTGTGCCGATGCGATTCATATCCTCTAATTCACGCACTTCATTAATCGACATCACGCCTAGCGTCACCATTCGGTAATAGAACTCAGCTCGGGCTTTAGAATCGCCGCGTAATGCCGCATTCATGTTTATCTTGGCAAATTTATTACCTTCACCAAGTAATTTAAAATTTACTTCCTCTTCCCAACGTCGCGCCCACGGCATCAATGAATCAGTAACAAATTCAATCGACTGATGCTCTATGTTTGAATTATGAACGACCACACCTTCGGCGATGAAATTGTGCGTATCCGCCACGCTCAAGTCATAGACTGGTTCGGCCTCTTCGATCGTTATCGAAGATACTCGGCTGAGTTCGCAAGATCCGTTTTCAAAGCCTTTGCCGCCATAACGCGGATAATTTCTTGCCTTTTTATTAAAGGCTTTGCCGTTTTTCAGTCGCTCGATATATCTATAATCATGGCTGCCAATGGCACGATTAGCACCAGGGTCCGAACAAGTGAAAACCCAAAATGAATATTCGAACCTTTTTCCATTCGGTAATTTTGTTGTGCCGCATTGATTGCGCATGTTGGTGACGGGAATTCCGCAACTCATGCACAAATGACGGATCTGTGTGAGCAAATCTTTGTTTGAAGATCCATAAGAGATGCGTCCATTTTTATCTACCGAGCCATCCGCATCCAAGAATCCGCGTAGAAATGCCAGGCGATGCGGTGCATCCATTCCAAATATCCAATCCGGCACGACTTTAGTTTTTGCCGTGCCGACAAACCCCAATGACTCAAGCTCAATGGCGCTAACAACAGACGCAAAGCTGCAATATCTTTCTCGTTGTTGAATATGAACTGGCGCCATCTTGACAACGACATTACCGCGCCCATTGCCACCGTCGTATTTTCTAAATTCGGCGCGCATCACATCGAGGTAATGCGGCATATATGACGCGTCTTTATGCCGCGCGATTTTAACGCCCCAGTTTTTGTAAACATTCCCATCGCCAAGAAGTAACCCGCAGAATTCCATGAATTCCAATGAGCGGCGCCCAGATGGGGTATGAGTATTTCCTTCTGCTGGTAGCGCCTTTAGCGTTACCAAGGTGTCGCCACGCTTTAGCTGATTGACTGGAATGTACTCATTGCGCCATTCGATCGATTGATATCCACCGATGCCGGTTTTTGGCGCAGGATGCTTTCGACGCACCAATACGCGATGACGCCCATTGGCGCGCAATGTTCGATTAGTTGTTTTGATCGTATAAATCTGGTCTTCGCCACTACAGGTTGCGGCATTCACCCTGGCTAAACGAAATTCCTGATTTTCGGCCAATGACCAAACGCGCTCGCCCTTTTCGATCGTTTCTATCGGCTTAGGCCCATGCTCCGTGAATACCTGAGAACCTGCCGGTAAACAATATGTGCTTCTAGTCAAATCGTAAATTTTATGCGGCGGAATTCTGAACCATCGCGCTACTTCGGTTACTTGAAACTCACGGGTAGAAAGATATTCGGCATCTTTTAATGGCATGCCCATGGATTGCAATTCCATGCCGTTTTCTAAAATCACCGGTTTCCAGGCATTGGCTGGTCCACCATGCGATTCATTCCACGATTTCTTTACGCGCTCATAAGTCTCATCATCCATAGGATGCGGATACTTCAACGCCACACCTGGTTGCGCATGATTACCATAGAAAGATGAAGTAAACCGTTGTGAAGCTAATCCCGCGCCCAAGGATTCGGCCGCTAATGAAATAACCGAATAACCTTCTACACCGTTATAACCCAATCCATGAATATGAATCATATCCATTTGCGGCACATAGGAAACTTCACTGCGTGTATTACGCACTTCATAGATCAATGAGGTATCCGGTGCGCGAAGCGGTCGCACGCGATCCGGTGCCGCTGGCCATAACGCAATTGCACGTCCGCCCGAATCACGTTCTATCGCTGCATAACCATTACCCCAAGTCATTGCCCAAGCAGTGAGTGTTTCTTTCAGAATAGATGCAGGTGTTTCAGGATTGGCTCGAAGCCTAATCAACCGTTCAATGCGACTATTTTCTACACGTTCTTTTGTTCCATTAGACAATTGCTGCATTACGTGAAACGGTAGATAGGCAAGTGTTTCAGAGATTAATCTGACTGCAGAGAATACCGCACTGAATGTTAATGAATTCTCATGTGTAACCGTTATACCAGCATGTTTACCTGGCAATACATAATGAAAAACATGTTCCGGTTTCGGCTTATCCGGAAGGCGGTTGTAGAAACTTTCTTTATACTGATCGAATAAGTTCATAGAAACCGCAATCCGCGTTCACGATAAGGATCAGCTAATAATGTTTCATTAGCCATGTAACGACCTACGTTCATGATTAAAGCAATCACGCCATCGATCTTATTTTCTGCACGAGATGCCGCTTTCCTAGGAAATATGTTGTCCTTTAAATCAAGATGTGCCTCGACGTTAGATATCATCCATGTAAGTATTGGGCAACCATCATGTGTAATCTTACCTTCACGCACCAAGGCATCGAGATGTTTCATAGGCTCACTGAAATTTAATACCGTCGGCCTCATCTCGACCATTGGAAAACCTTCATTCAACATCCGCTGTGAAAATTGCGTCGCCTGAAATGGATCATAAGGCACTTCAACAATTTCAAAGCGTGTTGAAAGTTCTCGTAAATCTTCTTCTATGTACGCAAAGTCAATCGTATTACCAGGCGTCAGTGTCAGTTTACCCATCCGTGCCCAACCAGAATATTGAGCATTAGTCGATTCATTAGCAATATCTTCGGGTAAGAAATATTTACCGAATGTATAGAGATGTCCGTCATCACCAGGCACAAAAATATTCATCGCCGCAATGTCAACACGACTGGCAAGGTCCAAGGCTACATAGATACGCTTGCCTTCGAACTCTTCTAACTTCATTGATTCATTACGGCAACGATCCCATGCCATCATGTCCATCCAGGCAACGTCGGCCGACACCCAGACATTAAGATATTTGGTAAGGAATTCGTTTTGCGCACTGGCCATAGTCTGTGCGCGCAGACATTCACTAGCCAATGCTTCGGGGTAAACACTCACATTATAATTAGGATTAGCTTTGGCCCAAATCTTTGGATCAGTCCAATCATCCCCATCATCTAATGACCAAATACAACCAAAAAAAGTATCATCTACGGCAATATGTTCTAAAAGCTTTGTCAGATATGTCCGCTGTTCGTAACAAATTCCAGCACGGTTAGATCCAGCCGTTGTAATACACCAAAGTAATGGCTGAGTTCTAGAGCCTCTAGCCGATGAAATTACATCAAATACTTTTCTACTTTTATGCGCATGCAATTCATCAATAATCGCTAAATGAACATTTAACCCATCAAGCGATGAACTGTCAGCAGACAATGCCATGAACTTTGAAGCTGTCGCCGGTTGCGTAATCGAATGTGCATGAACTTGCACTCCAAATCGATTACGAAAACCTCTAGATCGACGCGCCATTTCCTGCGCATCTTGAAATACAATTCTGGCTTGGTCTCTAGTTGTCGCCGCGCTGTAACATTCCGCGCCGCCTTCACCATCAACCGCCAACATATACAAAGCAACAGCAGAAGATATTGTTGATTTCGCTTGTTTACGTGGTTCTTCTAAATAAACAATACGAAATCGGCGGAGACCGGTTTTTTTGTGTACCCAACCGAAGGCAGTAGTTAATTTAAACTTCTGCCACGGTTCGAGTTTAATTGGCGTCCCTGCCCATTTTCCCTTTATATGCGGCAACAGCTCTACGAAGTTGCAAATTTTCTCTGCTTGTTCGTAATCGAAACGATATATTTTCTGATTCTTTAAATCATCTAATTGACGCTGGCACGCCAACTTGGTCCATTTACAAGCGGCAACTTTCCCTGATACTACCGCCTTGCAGTACCGCCATGCCGCTGCGCTGTGCGGGTATTGCTTAGAGCGTATCCCAGCCAGACTTCTCGTCCTTTTTCTTAGGCGCGGAACTGACCTTTACTCGGCCTGCAGGTGTCATGCCGAGTTCGACCATGTATTGTTTGAGCTTACCGGCTAGATCTGACTGCGCCCGAAACGTCGGATTGAGTACCGGATTGCCACGCGGACCTATTACAGTCATTCCTTGCGCTTCGAGATCCTTACTGACCCGACGCCACAACACCCAAGTCTCACAATAGAGTTCTAAGATGTTGGCATCGATTTGTGTAGAAATGCCCGCATCGGCAAGCATCCGCGCCGTATCATTCCAAACCTGCTGGGCTTCTGGGCTAAGCGAGGAGGGAGGAGAAAGCACCACAGATTCAAGTGCAGGTTCATCGAAATACTTCCCAGCATGTCCTGTGCTGTTGAGTACCTTAAGCGTGGAAGATTTGCGAGCGGGCATGATTCAACTCCGTCATAGTTTTACGGCTATGACAGGAACGGCACATAGACTGCCAGTTTTTAATATTCCAGAAGAGTCTTATATCACCATTGTGTGGTCGGATATGATCGACTTCTGTTGCTGGTCCACCGCATTCTACGCATAGCGGATGGGCTTTCAGCCAAGCCAATCGCGCTTTACGCCAACGATATGTATAGCCCCTTTGGTGAAACGTCTTACGCCCCGCGTCTTTGCCGTAAAGTGGTTTACAGGCTTCGCAGTAAGTCCCCTGCGTAAGTTTCTGGCAGCGCGGATTGTTACAAGGTTTAGGCGCTGCCTTAGCCATATAACTTATATTATACGTGATTTTAATTTTATTTCTTCCAAATTAAAACTTTATTTAAATTAGTAAGTTATTGATTTTCAATGCGTATTTACACCCAATGTTTATAAAATTTAAATTATAAAGTAAACCCTTGATTTTAAAAGCATTTTTCTCTAACTCTTCCTTGTAAAAAATAGAC